TCTCCAGTTGCGAAAGTAACTTTAACAGACGATGTAACTTTTGACGCACCATCAAATCCAACAACAGGACAATTCATTTCCATTCTTTGTATTCAAGATAACACAGGAAGTAGGACTATAGCGTGGAATGCAGTTTTTGAATTTGCAGCTGAGACAGCTCCGACAGCAACAACAACAGGAGATCAGGCCGATTTATTTAGCTTCAGATATAACGGAGCAAAATGGCTTTCAGTTGGAACAACCCTTGACTTAACAGTAGCATAGGAATTTTATGTACGCACTAATAGAAAATAACGAAATAAAAGAAACATTCAGCAATATAAGAGCATTAAAGATTGGTGATGTTCAATATCCAAAAAACATTTTTACTGTGTGGAGTGAATCTGAATTAAACAATGTGGGTTTATATACGGTGGTATTTGATAATTCCAACCAGAAAGATGATTCATTCTATACTAATACCGATGTTTCCTATGCCTTTGCAGATGGAAAAGTTACAGCAAGCTATGGAACTGCAACTGCTAAAGAATTATCAGGTTTAAAAACAGGAAAGAAAAAAAATATTAAACAACAGGCAAGTAACTTATTAACTCCGACAGATTGGTACGTTGTTAAGGCAACTGAAGTGGAAAGCTATTCCGTTCCAGAAGCAACGACAACCTATCGAGCAGATGTTCGAACAGCATCGAACGACATGGAATCTAAAATAGATGCTTGTACTACAGTTGATGAACTTGCGGCTTTATATGTCTATACAGACGGTTCAAGACCATTAGGTGAATTTCCAGAGGCGGTTTAATGTTTCCTATTATACCAGCAAATTCTGTAGCGGAGGCGGCGGGAAACCAAGAAGGAATATTTGGTTATGGTTATACGCCGGTCCAGAATTTGTCAATGACCAATCTAGTCTCCAATACAGGAGTAGTTGCAACGGATGTTGCAGGAGTAGGAACTGCTAGAAGTGGTCTAGCGGCATGTGAATATGGTGAAGACAAAGGAATATTTGGTTATGGTAATGGTAGTGTTACAGCAATAACCAACCTAGTTTCTAATACTGGTGTAGTTGCAACCGATACAGCTGGAGTAGGAACAGCTAGAGAGTATTTGGCGGCATGTAGTTATGGTGAAGACAAAGGAATATTTGGTTTTGGTTATGGGCCGTTATCAATGACCAATCTAGTCTCCAATTCTGGAGTTGTAGCGTCAGATGTTGCAGGAGTAGGAACTGCTAGATATTTTCCAGCGGCATGTGAATATGGTGAAGACAAAGGAATATTTGGTTTTGGTAGTACAGGTAGTGCTACAGCAATAACCAACCTAGTCTCCAATACAGGAGTAGTTGCAACCGATACAGCTGGAGTAGGCTCTGCTAGAGCTGCTCTAGCGGCATGTAGTTACGGTGGCGACAAAGGAATATTTGGTTTTGGTTCTGGAGCAGCACCTTATAGCGGAGAGAGCAATTTAGTTTCCAATACTGGTGTAGTTGCATCTGATGTTGCAGCAGTAGGAACTTCTAGATATTATCTAGCAGCAACACAATATGGTGGTGATAAAGGTATCTTTGGTTATGGTTCTGGTTATAACGGAGAGACCAATTTAGTTTCCAATACTGGTGTAGTTGCAACCGATACAACTGGAGTAGGAACTTCTAGAGCTTATATAGCGGCATGTTCTTTTAATTAAAATTATAGATGAATATGAAAAAGATATTTTTTTTAGTAGGATTACCTAGAGCTGGTAATACATTATTAGGTTCTATTTTGAATCAAAATCCAGATATTGCCGTAACCGCTAACAGCATTACACCAGATATTTTATATGGTCTATATCAAAAAAAAAATCTAAGTAGTTTTAGCAATTTTCGTGATCATCAATCGTTTAATAATATTGCTCATCATGTTTTTGATTTGTACTACAAGGATTGGAATTATAAATATATTATAGATAGAGGACCTTGGGGTGTGCCTAGCGTTTTAAATATTTTAAAAGAAACGCAGGAGGATATTAAAATTATAGTCTTAGTTAGAGATATTATTGAAGTTTTAGCTTCATTTATTCGTTGGTCGCATAATTGTACCAATACTATTTTTAATAAGCACAATGTTAAAACCATTGAAGGAAAGTGTGATACACTTATGCAAGAAGATTATCTTATTGAAAAAAATCTTCAAGCGGTAAAGCATTTACTTCTTCCTGAAAATAAGAATTTATGTCATTGGGTAGAATATAATAATCTGGTAGAGCATCCAAAACGTACCATTGAAGAAATTTATGACTATCTTAAAATATCTAAATTTAAACATCATTATATTAATCTTAATCAATTTGAAGTTAATGGCATGAAATATGATGATACTATTGTAGGAGAAGGATTACACACCATTAAAAGTGACAAGATAAGCAAGTCAAATTATAATGCCTATACTATGATACCTAAAAGTATGATTGAAAAATATAAACACTTTAATATTTGGAAGAATTGAAAATTATGGCACAAAAATTTAACACAGAATTCAATTACAGATACCAAGTTATAGGAAATACGCCTTGGGAAAGAATCAAGACATTAAAAGGATTTCTTGAAGGCAGAATAAGAGCTCAGGCTCTTGAGGAAGTTGGCAACTTAAAGTTCAAGGCAAAACTTTCAAAACTAAACTATTTAAAAAATGGCGGAAAAGGTTTAGAGCATGAGATTCTGGAACTTAAAGCTGAGATTCTAGAAGCTGAAAGCCATGAAGAAACTTTAAAAGAAGCCTTTGAACTTACCAAGGATGAAATTAAAATTCTAAGAAAACTATTAAAGGAACTTTATGTTATTGCAGAACCTACAAGAATTAAAGGCTATACCGATGAACAAATGTTTGAGGCTAATGCCGCAAATGAATTTACTGTTAATATTGGTAAAGAAATTCAAGCTGAAATGATAGCAAATGGCAGACCATCACCAGCTAAAATTAGAAATGCCATGAGTAATCCTCACACTTGGAACGCTTTAAAGCAAATAGGATTAATACCTGAAAAAACAAAAATACTGGAAGGCAATATTAATCCACAGTTAAAAATAGCACTCAAAGGGGCTGAAGATGAAAATGTATAAACTAGAAGCAAGCAGCTTTGAAGCCAAGTAAAGACAAATATCCAAAGAGATAGTTAGAGCTTTTAAAGACAGTTGATTCCTACCACAATCTAGTATATTTCAAAGATAGTCCTTCTCGTTAATCTATACACGAGGCCTATTATATATTAAAATCATAATATGCTTAGAAAAGTGAATTTCAGACCAGGCTTTAATAAACAATTAACTCCTTCTGGCGTAGAAGCTGGTTGGATTGGGGGCGATTATACCCGTTTTCGTTATGGGATGCCTGAAAAAATTGGAGGCTGGGAAGAAACTCAAACTAATATTTTGCCAGGTGCGGGTCGAAAGATATTCGGTTGGTTTGATACTCAAGGTAATCGCTGGATCGCCGTAGGCACCAATAAAATTTTAGCCGTTTGGTTTGAAGGCGAATTTCATGACATTACCCCTTTGGATTCATCACTGGATCAATCGGGAGTAACAATAGATACCAGCAATGGCTCAACTGCAGCCACTTTAAATTTTAGTAGCGCTCATAATTTAGACCCGGGCATGATTATGATGCTAGATGGCGTTACGATGCCTGGATCAGGTACTTCCATTACAGCAGCCGCTTTAGAAGATAAAAAATTTGAAGTCCTTACAACACCTACTGGAACAACCGTCACTATTACACTACCTTCTACAGAAACAGGAACAGGATTAACTGCAGGAGGAAGTATGACAGTCAAACCTTATTATCGAATTGGAAATGCAACTCAAACTTACGGCTATGGTTGGGGTACTTCCACTTGGGGTAATGGAGGCTGGGGGGATGCTTCAACATCTACTTCAGTTATTCTACAGCCAGGACAATGGCAGTTGGATAATTTTGGATCTTTACTATTAGCTACTATTAGGGGAGGAGCCACTTTTAAATGGGATCCTGAAAATGTAGACGTTCCGACATCAATTGCTACACGAGCAACCCTTGTCACGAGTGCCCCAACCGCTTCGGAAACCATGCTTGTTTCTGAAAAAGACAGACACGTTATTTTATTTGGCACAGAAACTACTATTGGTACGAGCACTACCCAAGATAAAATGTTTATAAGATTTTCTGATCAGGAAGACAAAAATGATTGGATTCCCACATCCATTAATACAGCGGGAACGATGAGACTTTCTTCAGGTTCAGAAATTAGAACCGCTATTCAAGGCCGAGATTATATATTTGTTTTAACCGATAAAGCTGCCTATGTGATGCAATTTGTAGGACCTCCTTTTACTTTCTCTATCAGGCAAGTAGGCACGAACTGTGGATGTATTGGTCACAACGCCGCCGCGTTCGCTAATGGACGAGTCTTCTGGATGGGAGATGCCGGAGGCTTCTTTATGTTCGACGGTACCGTTAAGAATCTATCATGTAACGTCGAGGATTATATTTTTGATGATATTAATTATACTTCAGGTCAAATTGTAGCTGCAGGTGTTAACAACTTATATAGTGAAATTACTTGGTTCTATCCTACAGCAGCTAGTAGTGTCATTGACCGCTATACTTCCTATAATTTTGCTGAAAGTGCCGGAATTCCAGGGGGCGTTTGGACGACAGGAAGTTTAGCACGCACAGGCTGGATTGATTCAGATGTTCAACCTAATCCTTATGCTACAGAATACTTAACCTCTTCGAATGTCTCTAATACTCCTTTAGTTTATGGAAATACAGAAGGGATTACTAAAATGTATGCTCAGGAAAAAGGAAATAATGCTGTAGATTCCGCTGGAACCTCTACTGCTATTGCAGCGTATATACAATCAGGAGATTTTGATTTAGATGTAGATGGAGATGGAGAATATATTATGAAAATTAGAAGATTCATTCCTGACTTCAAAGTTTTAACAGGTACAGCAAAACTTTCTTTGAACTTAAAAGATTATCCCGCTAGTAGTGAAACGGCTTCAGGATTGAGTCCTATATCTATCACCTCTGCAACCACTAAAGTGGATGTACGAGCACGAGCTCGACTTATTAATTTAAAAGTAGAAAACGATGCCGTGAATGAAAACTGGCGCTTTGGAACTTTTAGAGCGGATATTCAACCAGATGGAAGAAGATAATGGCTAAAGTTACAGTAACCTTTCAAGAACCGACCGATGAATATGAAGCTTCTAATCAACGTATGATAAAGTTTAAATTAGAAGAGCTTAAAACAGAACTTAATACTTCGTATCAACGAACGATTGAAAATGATACACAAGCTTTTCAATGGTTCAATATGAACTATGGCTAAATTACACTATGGATACACACATGTTAAACGCACCCCTCGAAAAAGGCCTGGCAGACACGCGAAGAGCTACTCCAAGCGCGTCCCGTGCCGTAAACCTTCGCGAGGACAAGGAACCTAATGGCAATACAATATAAAAACCAAACTTTTGATTTAACAACCACTGTTATGACCACGGTATTAACACTCGACCAAAGCTCTCGAGCTATTTTACAAAATATTCAAGCAGAAAACACCAGCACGGGTACCGTGACAGTAAATTCAGCTGTCTTTGATTATTCTGCGACCGCAACTACACAAATGGGAACGATTCAAATGACCACTCTAACCACCCAGAATCTCGCTAAAGGACCTGTGGTTTTAGAAGAACAAGATGCCTTGAAAATTAAAGCAGGAAGTGCTAATGTCATTAAAGGATTAGTTTCCTACGCTTTAATAACAGGAGATCAAGGAACCGCATAATGGCAGACCCTAACATAGTACCAGCAAAAGCCAAAGAAATTGTTAAAAATAAACGTACTGGTAAAATCTATGCATCCAAAGCAGAATTTGATGCTGATGTTGCAGATCCTGCAACCGATACCACTACGGAAGATTTTAGACAAGATTTAGAAATAACCGTTGCATCTTTAGAGGTATTTGGTAAAACTAATTAATGCAACCTTATGGAGGAACCGAAATTCAATTCGATTACCTTCGTAAGTATGGCAATCGAAATCTTCTAGACCTCGTTCAAATTACTACTTCAGTTCCCGAAAAAGAACCCCTTCATCCTTTACGTCCTAATATTCTATGGATTAAAAATTCATACGATCAACCCAATGTTGCTCCTTGGTTTAATAAAAAAGAAAATCATAAAAAATACGATTGGTATGTTTTCAATTCTCACTGGTCCTATGAAAAATTTAGATATTTTTTTAATATTCCTGACACACGAGCCCTTACTATCAAAAATGGAATTGATTATAACGAGCTTAAAATTAAAACAGATTTTACCTACAAAGCTCCTTTAAAATTAGTTTATTTTTCTACTCCGTGGCGGGGATTAGATGTTCTTTTAGATGCTATGGAACTTATTCAAGAAGAAAAAGATATTATTTTAGATGTTTATTCCAGTACCATTATTTATGGAGATGAATTTCATCGAGATAATGAGTCCAAATTTCTTAAGCTCTACGAACGGGCACGAGATTTAAAAAATGTAAACTATAAAGGCTACTGTCGCCACGATGAGCTAGTGGGAAAATTAAAAGACTATGATGCGAGCGTTCATCCTTCTACCTTTGAAGAAACTTTTTGTATTTCAGCTATGGAGGCTTTAGCAGCAGGCTGTCTGCTTATCACCACGAATCTCGGGGCTATTCCTGAAACCTGCGGTGAATTTCCTATTTATATACCTTATTCTGCTAACAAAAAATATTTAGCTGCCCAGACTGCTGAAACCATCAAGAATGCTAAGACAATTTTGAGTGCTGGGGACCCAAGTCATAACTTGAAATTTCAACAGCAATACTATAAGAACTATTACGATTGGAAAGTAATTGGGGCCTTTTGGAACCGCTTTCTAAGAGGAGCTATTTATGCCAGACGAAAACAAAAAAACCTCTGAAGAAAAGAAAGCTGAAAAGCTAGCAGCCCTTAAAAAATCTAAAGGATTAATGGTATGCACTCCTGTTCATTCAGAAGTTTGTTTACATTATATGAAGTCTTCTCTGGATCTTCAAAAAGAATGCTTGCTTAATAATACTAATATTACTTTTCAACTTATGAAAAGTAGTCTAGTCACCCAAGGACGAAATTTATGTGTTGCTACTTTTCTAGATTCTACAGCTCATCAAATGTGTTTTATTGATGCTGATGTTGCCTTCTCAGTTCGTTCTATTTTTAGACTTTATGAATGCCCTTATGAAGTATCTTTGATTGTATACCCGATGAAGACAGTGGATGCCGACAAGTTTAGGAAAGATGATGTTAGAAGACCGAGTGATCATCCCGATACCAAAGGCTATATGTTTCCCGTACACCTTCCTAACATTAATGAAATTCCCATGGATAATGGCTTTATTCAAGTGGACAGGGGACCCGCAGGCTGTATGATGATTAAACGTAGTGCTTTAGATAAATTAATTGAAGCTTATCCTCAGCTGACGGTGAAACAAGAAACACTGGTAAATGGTAAGATGGTAGAGCGTCCTAATTATTATAATTTTTTTGATACCTACTACAATGTAGATACTAAACAGTATTTAGGAGAAGACTTTAACTTCTGTAAGCTCTGGACTGATATTGGAGGTAAAATATATGCCTTAGCTGATGAAGAAATCTCTCATGTAGGCGAAAAACTGTATCGCGGAAAACTTCTTCAAGAATTCATCAAAACCACTTCCGCAACGATTCCTGCTGAAAAAGGCGAAAAAAAGAGCTCTTAATTTTAGAGAAGTCAAACTTTTTATCCCACTATCTCCCATAGCCCTTAATCCCTACAGTATTGATAAGACACGCATATACAGTTAAAATGATAATTACTTAAGTATTTATTATGGATCCA